AGCGATGAGGTCATCTTCCAGTTGTTCTTTCGCCACGGTCTTCTGACCGCGAGGCGCCTTGGCCGCAACTAGATCGGCCAAATCTGTGAACTTAATCTCGCACGCGGAGCTAAACTCCTCGGGAGTAAGTTTACCCTTCACCAAATCCCAAGCCTTCTCAGAGTCTTTGATTTCCCTTCGGCCCTGAATTTCTTTCAATCCATAACCCGGGATTTCACCACCCTCTTTAGCGAATTCTAAATTATGTTTACGAACGCTGGAACACCAAGCCTCCATGACCATTGCAATACGCTGGGCTTGCGCCCTACGTTCAGGAGTGGACAACTGGCTAGGTTGAAATAGTTCTGGTAACTGTGCGTCGTGAGCCATGTCATAAGCTTTAACAATCTGCATGGTGGCTCCGTGGACTGCTGGACAGTCTGCTAATTTGTGGCAGTAAACGCACTGATCTCCAGGCGTATAGTCGGCTTCGGTGTGATTTTTGCATTTGTCAATGATTCCTTTTATTCGTTTGTGTATTCTTTGGTAGTCACCCTCACGGGTGAATGTGTGAGTGAAGATAAGATCTAGACGGGGCTGTAAAATATGTACAGTAACTTCTTTAATATAATCGTGTTTATCAAAAACACCGAGAGTATAAGCCCACATTTGAGCGTTATGCTCTGCATCGTCCACGGGATTAAAACCAAATTTATAATCAACAAGATGGGCCTTATCCCCACGAATCATCAATCGATCAACAAAACCCCATTGATCAAAAACCTCCAGCTTAATTTCTTTGAGGTCAAGCATCGGTAGCTAGCTCCGCTCGCAAACGTTCAATGTAATCTAAACATTTCATTACGAGTTTGGTTTCGTCGGCATTCAAATCTTCAAAGTCGCTCATTTCACAAGCGTGATGCATAGCAGTTCCACGTTGTGTCACTATATGAACCTCCCCGTCCCGTTTAGGTTCATATCCCGGACATAGTTCCCGACTCTTTAGAGTGCTCGGGCTGTATCTTGCGTGTTGCGTATCCATCAGCGTGCCGTGGATTGTGACTCTAAAAACGTAATCGTCAAGTTCTAATTATGCGTGGTCAAATCACCGTCGTTCAACAAATCAATATTTCGAAGTTTTGTTTTGACTGATTTGCTTACTTCCTCTTCAACCGAGTTAGCAGCGAATAGGATGTATTGTAGCGCGGGAGTTTTAGCTCCCGTGCGGTGAATACGACCGAGAGCCTGCTTGAGATCAACAGCAGAATATGTAGGACTAATGAGCGAAACTCTTGGCCTTCCATGTAGATCGTGAAGACTTACTCCCACCCCACCGGCCGCAATCTGACAGATAATTAAGTGGGATTTATTTGCCTGAAAAGAAGCAATTGCCGACTCTCTTTCTTCGGTAGTTTGATCGCCAAAAATATAAACTGGCTTATGTTTTTTCATTCTCTCCCCAATAGCATCGAGCGTCTGTCTAAAGTTTATGAAACAAACAACGCTTTTATCTTCCTCGATAAACTCTTCCGCCATCTCTGTAATGACTGGCACCCGTAGTAATTCAATTTCTTGCCTCATCCGCAATCGTTTAGTCAACGGGTTCTCTGGGTCTACATCAGTACGAGACCGATCTTTTAGCTCCAGAATCTCTTCCTCAACCTTCTGGTAAAGCTCACCGATCTTGGGCGAAATATCCAACACCTCCGCGTTAACCTGGTTACTTGGGAAAGCATCCCCCAACTCACTGATGCGCACCCGAACCCCTTTAGCTGGGAATATCTTTGAGTGGATGTCAGTCAGCACACGCTTACCCCCGCGGAACGTCATTCCTCCCCACGGAGCCTTGACTACACCGTTCTTATGTAGCCATTTAAAATAATCAACTCCATTGTGTAGACCGAGAAGTCGACCAGTAAAACGCATATCCATAGGACTCCCCGCGGCAGTAGCAGACAGCATGAGAACATTCGACCCAGCCGCGGCTTCTAGCATCGCCCCATTCTGTGATTTGTAACTCTTACAGCGATGAACCTCGTCGAAAATATAGAGGAAGGTTTTGCCTTTATGCCTCCAATCCCATTGTTTGTTCCCGAGCTTTTTTATAAATTCGGTATTCCCAGTTCGAAGTTTTTCATAGTTTAAAACGAATTTAGGTTGTAGCCCAAAAGTGCTACACCAATTTTTCCACGCTGGAAGTACAATTTTGGGAGCGATAATGGCAAATTCAAAACCAAGCTCTTTTGCCACAGCGCAAGCCGTGACAGTTTTTCCGGTACCAGTATCAGAGCAATCCAGCGCGATCGAGTGGTTCCGAATTGCCTGAAGTATAATACTTTTTGATTTCTCCTGCCACGGGTGCAGTTGAACAAGCGTCTGAATGCTTTTCACGAACTAGTTCAAGCCAATCTTCCGCAACCATCGTAACAAGCCACGCGCACTTGTTTTTTCTATGGGCCACAACTGGCACACTCTTGCCACTGTCTCGTTTGGCCTGTTCCATAGCTTTGTTAATGTTGAGTGCCTCAACCCGTTTGACTTCAAAGTGAAAAGGGAGGTTGCTGACAACGTCGGGCGATTCCGGACTCCCGGAAAACTGCCGACCACGGCGCGCTTCGAAGCCCTTCGCCTTGAGGACGTCGCGCCACTCACGCTCTCCGACTTTGCCTTTTGTACAACTGTTCATTTTTTAGGGGTATGTTCATCGTGCTGGGAAGAGTGAACTCAAATTGACAACTGTCAAGCAATTATGCAGAGTAGTCCCTTGCCTATAGAAAAATATGGAAAGTCCTGGCCAGATGGAGCCGGAGACCTCGACATTGAGTTGTTGGCCTTCAAAATGGGATTGAAGCCCGAAGACGGAGGCTTGGGCAAAGCCCAGCATTTTAAGAATATAGTAAATCTTCTTTGGCCCTACCATAAAACAAAAAGCAAGAATGGTTTTCACTGGCATCCTTGGGCGGAGTGGATGATTGAACGAGCTTGCGAAGAAAATTATTTGGCCATTTCCGGGCCAAAGTCTTCCGCAAAAACTTCGACAATGGCTATGTGGGGGTTAGTAAATTGGCTTTGCGCCCCGCATGAAACTCTCGTGCTTGTAACAACTACCAGCGTTCGAGAAGCTCGTAAACGATTATGGGGTTCTATCCGCGAGAGGTATATGCAGGTTCCAGGGCTTCCCGGAAAGTTGGTAGACTCCATGGGAAAGATTGTTCTCGACGTATCCGAATCCGGCGAAGCATCAGATCGTTCATCCATTACCCTAGTTCCTTCAAGCCCAGACAAAGAAAAAGAAGCCACGGCGAAACTTATTGGGTTGAAGAACAAGAGAGTGTTCCTGATTATTGACGAGGCTACAGACGTAACCAATTCGGTGTTTGAAGCTATCTCCAATCTTAATGCGAATCCCCACTTCCAATGCGTTGCTTTAGGGAACTTTAATTCTCAATATGATCCGTTCGGAGTATTTTCGACACCCAAAGACGGATGGAATTCTATTACAGTCGATGCCGAGGAGTGGGAAACAAAAACGGGAAAGTGTATTCACCTCGACGGATTAAAAACACCAAACATTGAACACGACGACAAGTGGCCCTTTTTGCTAACCTCCAAGCAAGTTAAGTACGCAATCGATAACGAAGGCGAGAACTCCCTGTCTTTCTGGAGATTTATACGGAGCTTCCCTGCACCCGTTGGCGCAGAGGAAGGCATATATTCAGAAGCCGACTTCAGGAAGTATGATGTCACTAAAGAGCCGAGATGGTCTCAACCTCCTCTTTACCTGGCCGGATTTGACCCTGCGTTTACCAATGGAGGAGATAGATCTGTTTTAGCCATTCTTAAGTACGGCCAAACCGAAGAGTCTGGTCCGGCGGTCGCATTACATAAATTTCACAATCTTCGTGAAGACGTAACTAAAGCAGAGCCTCGCAACTTTCAAATTGCTAAAGAAGTCATGCGAGTCTGCCAAGAATCCGGCGTGCCCCCCGAAAGATTGGCTATTGACGCCACCGGAGCAGGAGACCCCTTTTGCGACATTTTATCTGAAATATGGTCGAACCGAGTTCTACGAATCAAGTTTGGTGAAAAAGCCTCAACACTTCCCGTCAGTATAACCAATCCTATTCGCGGCTTAGACAAGTATACCAATCGAGTTACAGAACTCTGGTTTTCCGGCGTGGAGTACATGAGGTCGGGGCAGTTGAGGGGGATTGTACCAGATCTTGCAAAAGAAATGACTGGCAGGAAATACAATACTACAGCGGGGGGCAAAGTAACAGTTGAACCCAAGAGAGATTATAAATTACGTTTAGGTAAGTCGCCCGATTTAGCAGATGCTTTCTTTCTCGGCCTAGACCTAGCCAGACAAAAACTTGGTATCTCAGCGGGCTCTCTAGTTGGCGGTAAACTTCGATCGTCTTGGCAGGCGCAGGCTAAGAAGCTGGACGCGGCCGTATCCGAATCCTCCTTTTTGAATTCTTAAAAAGGATGATTGACAGGAATATTGGCTTCCCCCATACTAGCCGGACTTGTGGAACCCAAATACAACACGAATTCCGTTCCTGACGATGACTTAAAAACGCTATCCGAAAACGGAAAAGCACCAAAAACTAGAATTACCGACCAGAGCGGACTTTTCTCCATATATCAACAGTTATACTTGGCGGACGAACAGGGAGCCCGTGATCGCGCCCGCATCATGGACATGTTTGACGGAGCTGCTCCTTATGACCCAATTGTTCTCCGTAGACTCGGTCAAAGTTATAGAGCCAATCTGAACTTTGGTGAAGCCGGGGCAGATCTGGAAAAAGCCCTCACATCATACAACGATTTGGTCACTTCCGTTGACCGACTTGTTAATGTTAAGACTAGATTTGGCGACGAAAGCCAGCGCGAAGAATACGCAGCGATAATTGCAGAAGAGTTTACACGCCTCGTCACAAAAGATTGGCCCAGCTTTTACTTTAAACAGCAGTTGCTCTCTTATTACTTCGTATCTCAAGGTTTAGGTATTGCCTACTTTGAAGATGAGCGTAACTGGCAGTGGACCGTTTGCCCAATTGGAGACTTCTTCATCCCCCGCGGAACTCCCGCTACGGAAGACAAAGTAGAGTTTGCTGCCATTAGAAGGATTTATTTAGTTCACGAACTTTACCAATATATTGAAAATCCAAAAATTGCAGAACAAGCCGGTTGGAATGTGGACGCAGTGAGAAACGCGATTCGCAATGCCACCACAACCTTCCCCACCGACGGCCTTAACTGGGAAGAACTACAAAGACAGTTAAAGTCGAACGACCTTTATTTCGCTCACGTTCGGGCAAAAGAAGTTCACGTTGTTCATTATTACGTAAGAGAGTTTGATGGGTCTTACTCTCACGCGATTGGGCTTCGCGACGGCTCCGGGGATTTCCTATTTAAAAAACTCCATAGATTTAAGTCTGCTTCAGAAGCTTTCCATATTTTTACCTACGGCGTGGGTAATGGTCTTTATCATTCGATTCGTGGTCTGGGGTATAAGATTTTCCCGCACATTCAGATGACTAATCGTTTGCGCTGCGCCATGGCAGACGGAGCCATGCTACAGACCTCAGTACTATTACAACCTCAGAGCGCCGAAGATGTATCCAAGATGACGATGGCTTATTCTGGACCCCTCTCATTCCTTCCTCCGGGGTTGAATGTTGTCCAGACGCAGTATCCGAATTTGGCCGCAAATGTTCAACCGATTGTAAACGAAATGGCGATGGTTCGTCAGAGCAATACTGGCTCTTATCGAACCCAAATGAACGACTTCTCGGGGAATCCTCGCACAGCCACAGAAGTAGAGGCTCAGGTCGCCAACGAAGCAATCCTTACCACGAACTCGATGAATCTGTTCTATGTTCCGTGGGGACGTTTGCTACGAGAACAATTTAGAAGGCTTCAGCGTGACACATGGGTTCCGGGAGAAGAAGGAGCCGCTGAAGCTAAGAAATTCCGCAGCCGCCTCGAAGAACGCGGAGTTCCTTGGGCAGCCGTTAAAGCTGTTTATGACGTTGACCCCGTAAGGGCAGTTGGCCTCGGTTCCCCAGCCGCTCGGTTGTCTGCCTTCAACGAGTTCATGCAAATGTTACCTAGGTTCGACGAGCTTGGACAGATAAATGCAATTAGAGACAGAGTGGCGGCGCGGGTCGGATATGATCAGGTTGATCGTTATCTCCCCAATCCTAACGTCAAGAATCGTATTCCAGCCGACGCTAAAATTGCGGAATTGGAGAACGGAGCAATGCAAGCCGGAAGACGTGTTACTGTTATGCCGAATGAGAATCACGGAATTCATTTAGCTGTTCACTTGAGAGAAACACAGCCAATTGTCGAGGCCGTTCAGAATAATGAAGTTCAAGATAAACAGGCAACCATGATGTTTTTGACAATGGTATACGAGCATTCTAATGAGCACCTTGTTAGGATTGTCGACGATAAAACAAAACAGCAGGAGATCGGACAGGCAAAACTCGCAATGAATTTACTGCGTGAAGCGGTGGTTAACTTACAAAGAGATGTCGAGCAAGACATTCGCGCCGCCAACGAACAGCAACAACAAGCCTTGTTGGAACAAGGCCAGGTGCAGGGCATTACCCCTCAGATGCAGATGAAAATGCAGGAACACCAGTTGGACATGCAACTCAAACAGGAAAGAGCTGCACTAGATGCTCGCTTTAAAGAGGCTGAATTAAAACAAAAATTAGCTTTACAAGACGCGCAAGCCGCAGCTAACCTTCGTGCTGCGATGAATACCCCCAACGCACCAAAAGCATGACGTTAACCGATTGGAATAAACGAACCGATCTCAAGAACGCCTGGAAAGCTTTCCGCAA